TTACCTCCTGTTCAGACAGTCTCCCCACCATTCTCTTTTTCTCCTGTCTCTTCACCGCTGGTTGTTCCGCCTCCGGATCCTTCACCTCCCTGTTCACCTCCGCCAGGTTCTCCGCTTCCGGACTCTCCGCCGCCTTCCTGTGTCTGGTCCTTCTTGATTCCAGCCATTTCATCAATCCAGTCCCGGGCTTCCTTCTCTGTATCGTAGATCATGGTTTCTTTCCACAGGTTATCATCAATCCCGATCGCCTGTCCCGCGATAGAAGGAGTCTGATATTCAATGTTATCCCCTTTCGTCTTGAAACTTTCCTGCCCTTCCGCAAACTTCACTTTATAGATCCACATAGCGACATATTTTTTCAGACCATCCACCTTTTCATCCATATAGATTCCGAGCCCCACATAATTCGATGAATCAGTCGTCCTGTTTTTGATTGATGTACCGCTTTCCCCCTCTTTTGCAACCGTATGTCCAAACATGACCGTGTGCGCCTGGATCGGCAGCGTATCTGTCCCCAGCGTTACGTCCGCATACTTAAATTCCTTATCGTATTCCGATTTTTTGTTGTCTGCAAAAAGAGACCCCTCCGCGTACTGCGGGTTGATATCCAGGGCCATTGCCTTACCGCAAGTGAATCCGTCCGTATACTTCGGAGTCCCCGAACTCTCATCCAACTTTGCTACCGTCGGTTTTGCTAATCCTACATATGCCATAACCTATTCCTCCATTTCTTCCTCAATGTCACACTCAAAAACGAAGTGACGCTTCTTCGCTTCTCTCAGTACCGTAACCTCCGGATAGGTGAAGCCCTGCTGGTGCAGCGCCCTCCGCACCTTGTTTTTCAGTACAATGAAATTTTCTTCTGCCGGGATGTACAGGTGCACCTGCACGCTTGCCCTGACTGATGCCGGGGCGTTATCTGCATAGAATACCGCCCTTTCGTCCGCGTAATTATACACAAAAAAACGTTCCTCACCGCCCTCATAGATATCCGGAGCGTAAGGAAAACCAAACGGCTTGATCGCCTCAATGATCTTTTCAAATTCCGTCATAGCTTTGTCTCCCTGTCGAATACCTCCTGCATCTTTTTCAGAACCGGCTCTTCCGCCGCATGGACGGCCGGGGTCAGGACAGGCGTTGCCGCCTGCCGTCCGCCCACGCCATATTCCAGAGCAGCCATCTTCTCCATATTCCGCACCCCGTCTTTATCCTTCCCGGTAGGGCGCACGCAGATATAATACCCCTTCTGGTTCCTGGATGCCCCGGACGGTTTTATGGAATCGACCATTGCTCCGGTGTCCTTATGGGCAGACGCACCTTTCACAACCGCATCCTTTAAAATGGGGACTGCCTCTTCCAGCATCACCGGAGCCAGTTTCTCCGCATCCAGCGAAGAGAGTTCCTTCATCAGGTCGTCAATGCCTTCCACTTCAAACTGTGCCATTCTGCCTCCTTTCACAGGTCAGGATCATGCTCATGGACTTGTCCCGCCTGTATGTCCGCCTGACCTCGTAAATGCTTCCGTCTGACTCATCCATCAGGCTGCCCTCCCCTGAATAATTACAGGCCAGGATCTCAATATTCTGATCCGCCGTATACCCTTCCTGGGATGCCAGGATCTCATCATTCCGGGTCACATCCGTAAAACTGGCCGGGATGCTCTCCGAAAGCTCCCCCGCCGGCTGGTAAAACCCGTCTTTGTCCTGGGTGCTATTTCCTTTTTTTAGAAACCTGATACTTCCATTCCACATCAGGAACCACCTTCTTCCAGGGAAAGCCGGAATACTTTCTTCCGGTAGAGCTGCAGGTACTTCTCCGTGTCCGTGCGGTCGTTTCCCAGGTATGCCTTTACATACAGGCTGACCGCCGTGACCACGCCCTCATAGTCATCCGTATTTACAAGGAGCCGTTCCGGAACCCCGGAGGCGGCCATATCCGCCAGGCAGTCTTTGATATACAGCTCAATGTCTGCGTCATAGACTGTAACGGATCCCGCAATCCCGCATCTGTTTTTCACGATTTCTAACATGATATCTCATCTCCTGCTGCCTGACGGCCATTCTTATTTTGCTGCCTGCGTTTCCCCGCCTGCTACTGATGCATCGTCGATCGTGATCTCCCCGTTCACAAACGCCTGGTCATCCTTCATCTGGCAGTCCTCCCGTTCAATCGCCCGGAACAAGGTCAGATCCTCCTCGAACGCGTTCAGGCTTCCCGCTGACGCAATGTTGGAGGAAATAATCGTGAGCTGCTTCCGGTCGAAGAATTTGATTCCCTCTTTCAGATCCCCGATGACCATCGGGATTTTCCTCTTCTTCGCCGTAGCTACGTCAGAAGGGAAATCCGCATTCGGGATCACTTCCACCGGAACCACCGTTGCGCCGGCACAAAGCCGCATCTGCATCGGGTCGGCCGGATTCGGCTGCAGCAGGTACTTCCCATCGGAATCTTTGAGCGTATCCAGATACTGCAGGCCATCGTCGTTGGTCACGATCCTGGAAGTGGATTTGAAAGCCGCACCCAGGGTCACGTTCAGGGCCTTCTTGATATCGTCCAGCCCGGACAATGCCGTTTTTTCCTTCTTATCGATCACGGTACGGATGATCTGATTCCTGGTCACACGGGATTCGTCACCGATCCAGGTGATCAGCACAGAGCTGATGTTGGCGTCAGAATCCTCAAACAGCTCATTGGTCACCGGGAAATATCCCGCATACTTTTTGATCTCATAATCCATCCGCTCAAACTGCGGGGTATCCTTCTTTGGAACCTTTCCGCCCTCCCCGATCTGGGTGAAGCCGGTCTGCTGCGTCCTCTTTTTAAATGTCCTGGAACCTTTATTCGTGGCAACAGACTCCACATCCACCAGATTGATCAGGGACGCCTTCGCCTCCCGTCTTTCGTTAATCCTTGTCTGGATGTCCTCCGGTACCGTATATCCGCCGTCCGGATTGCTGCCCTCGCTCATATCATCAGACACCCGGAACCTTCTCCTTGCGGCATTGGCAAATTCGTGTACGGCATCTTTCTGTGCCTCATGCTCTTCCGGATCTGTTCCCCCTGACGTAATGGCATCCACGGTGCCTGCTGCCGCACGGTTCTGCATTTCCTCCAGACCTTTATCATCCAGGTCTTTCAGCAGATCGAACTTGTCCTGCATCTTTTTCAGCTCTGCCTTTTCTGTCTTTGCCTCTTCCAGCTTTCCGGCCTCGACCAGGTTCTGGATCGCCAGCTTCTTTTCATTGATCGCATTCAGTAATTCCAATAACTTTTTATTCATCTTGTTTCTCCCTTCCACAAAGAAAGACTTAGACGCCGTACAGCTCCAAGTCTCCCAGAATCTCTTTTTTTAGTTTCTCATTCTTATCCGCTTCCGCCTTCTCCTGAATGACTCTCTGCCGGATCTCTTCCGTCAGCCGGAGTCCGTCATAGGCATTGGTGACCTGCATCCCCGCTCCCAGGGTTTCATCCGCAAATCCCATCTCGATGGCCTGGTTTGCAGTCAGCCAGGTCTCCCGGTCCATAATCTTCAAGATCTCTTCCAGAGGTCTCCCGGACTTCTCCGAGTAAGAACTGGCCAGCGCTGCGTTCAGCTCCTTCAATGCCTTGGCCCGCTTTTCATACAGGTGATAATCTCCGCTTGTGTACCCGCTTCCGGTTACGTTGTGGATCATGATCATCCCCACCGGGCTGATCAGTACACGGGCGGCTCCCATGGCCGCCACACCGGCAGCACTGCCCGCCAGGCTGTCGATCTCCGCAACAGAGTTCTTACATTTTCTCAGGAGCGTGTAGATCTCCTGGCCTGCGTATACATCCCCGCCCCCACTGTTCACGAGCACGCGCAGCTCCTCCCCCGGATCCAGCGTATCAATTACGGACTTGATATCGTTCGGGCATGTAGATTCCCATTCCAGCCAGTCATAGATCCATTTGGTATCATTGTTGATAATGTCACCCCTGATCTTCGCTTCCTTCATTTCCTTCACCTTCTTTCCCATACTGTTTTCCCACCATTGTGACAGGAATATAATTTCCGTTTACCATCAGGATATCACCTCCCTCTTTCTGCGGAAGATCCAGATATTCCCTTGCTTCATTCGGTGTATAAATCCCTTTATTCACCGCCGATGACAGATTCCCCATCTGTGTTTTTGCGTCAGTCCGGAGGATCACCTTTTCATTGTATTTGTAGTAATACCCTTCCTTCCTCTCCTTCGGATTCAGGCATTTATAATTGATTTCCTCTTCATACGCCTTCATCCGGTATGACATGGTATCTACTAAAAATGCCAGCTGCTGCGTCTCACTGTTGGCATAGCTGGACTTTTCATAATTGTTGATCTGGTTCGGTTTGATCCCGAAGGCCCCCGCAATCTGCAGTGCCGAATATTTCCGCAATTCAAAGAACTGGGCGTCTGTCAGGCTCATGTTCAGCGGCTTCAATTCCAGCCCGATCGGAACCGGCACGATCTTCCCGGCATTTTTACTCCCGATCAGATATTTTTCATATCTGTTCCGCAGTTCCTTTCTTCGTCTCTCATCCAACTCGCCTGCTGGGAAATACAAAACTGCACTCGCAGTCAGCCCCTGCTCATAGAGGTTGTTCATAAAGTTCTGGCTTTCCAGCGCTCCATCAATGGATGAACCTATGATCTTCCGGACCGGTTCCCCCATGATCCCGTTCAGACTGTACCCGGTCTTGAAGTGAAGGACGTCCTCCTGTGGGAATACATACAGTTCTCCTGTCTTCGCATCCGTATACTGGTAGTACAGCTTCCCCTTTTCCTGAAATATCCCGGCATCGTCAATGAGGACAGTAACATCACAGGACGGCATCAGCCATAATCCAGCATTGATGACTTCCCCTCCGTATCGTTCCGCAAGGAAATTCCTTTGGATCCAGACATACGCGTTTCCATAGTGCTGGCAGTTCAGTTCTACGGAAGACCACAGCGTAGTGGGCGTCATGATCGGATTCGGCCGAACCGTCAAAAGCCTTGTCATGTCCGTTGGATCTGCCCGGATCTTCCCCTCCGGTGTATCCTGGTAATATTTCAGCGGCAATTTTCCCATTGTCTCCGACAGCATTTTCATACAGGTGAAATATGTCACCTCGCTGATCTTCCTCTTATCCCTGGTTGTGATTCCCAGCCAGTCCAACAGTTCTTCATCCTCCAAGTTTGCCGTCGGCATGGTCAACGCCGCCCATACATTCCTGATTCTGTTCCATACTCCCATAATTACCACTCACTTTCCAAAAACGCATCGATCGAATCCAGAAAATCCGATCCAAATGTATGATACATCGCCAGTTTGAATGCGCACAGTATCGCGTCCACCGGGTCAATCCTCTTTGTTGTCGCATCCTTATCAATCTTTATCAGCCCCTGGTTCTGCCGGATCACCGCATTACTCATGGAGTAATTCAGAAGAGGGTTATACGTATACAATATATTCCGGCAGTATACCTGTTCCCGGAAGCCCTGGGTCGATTCATTCAGCGACTTATGGCTCTGGAATACCTCTTCCACGGTGTACCCCTCATCAGACAGATCCATCATCAGCTTAGCGGCATTGGCCGGATCGAAGCAAAGGCACTCGATCTTCCATTCATTTTTTTCACAGGTCTCCAATACATACTTCATAACAGCGCTCTGGTCCACAATCGGCGTGTTCGTCACTGTCAGGAATCCCATCCGTTCCCATGCGTCATAATCGACTTTGTCTTTGGCCTTTCTTTCCATCAGCTTCTCACGGTTCGGAATGAAGGAATGGGAGTATACGATATACTTCACGATCTCTTTTCCTTCGGCATCAAATTCACCGGACTTGTATGGGATGATAAATGCTATTGAGGTCAGATCCGTCTTTGCGGACATATCAAAGCCCACATATAC